CAGTTGCCGAACTTGCAAGTAAGCATGTCCTCGTCGTCAAGGTCAAACAGGGATATCATCGCACTTCGTCTGATACCACCACTTAATACCGCATCTGCGATAAAGCACATGATATCATGACACTCCACAGACGTAAGCCTGTCACCGTCTTGCTTTCGGTCAAGTACCGACTGGATGTGCATCAAGCAGATCTTCAATGGCTCCGGCCCCGGGGCAACACCACCAGAGGTGATCAATCGCTCTCCCTTTTGTCTGATCGCACGGAAGTCAAAAGTAGGAACTGTAGCACTGAGACCCAAGTACCCTTTCATCAGTACCTTGACAGAGTCGGCCCATCCCTCGATAGAGTCACCGATCAAGTACCTGCGTGTCTTTGTTCCCTTTGCGATGGCCGGCAACTTCTCAATGTTGAAGCTTTGCACAGAGTAACCAACACCAGTGCCACAAAGAAGTAGGAACATGGTCTCTGAGAACGCACGGTAATCATCTACAGCCAAGTAGCTGCAGTTAAACAAACGGCTATTGTTTACCTCGATCGGCTTACCGCCGAACTGAAGTGAACGCATAGACGGAAGGATCTTCTTGTCGTATACCAGCTCGTAGGCCTTCTCGATCATGGACCTCATCTTGGGAAACTTTCTAAGGTGCATCTCCTTGTTGCGTGTGACAAGCTCTGGCCATGTCTCTCTTCTGTTCAACTCTGGAACGAAGCGGGCATATTTGGCCCACACTACCAAATCCGATAAAATCTCTTTTTCTAGTTCCATACCTTAAAACGCTTTACCATGCTTGTAACCCCTTGTTGAATTATAGGCCATCTTAAGTTGAATGTGATTCTGAAGGTCAATATCAAGACCACCACATAAATCAAATAGACGTATACAAACGTCTGCCAGCTCGTCCTCGAAGCTAGACTTAACATTATTTCTAAAAATTTCTGCATATTCTTCTTTTGTGCCGCCTCTTGCAAAGAAGTCGTCAGACAAGAGGGCAACCGCTGCCTTGTCTGCGTAATGATTTTTCCTCAAGGCCTCTAGTGCCTCCGCTGCCTCAGATACGATCAACATTAACATTTCTGGTTTGTTGCGCTCTGTGTCCCAAAACCCGTTGGCCTTGGCTGTTCCGTGTGCTTGTGATATTAGCTTTTTCATAATAGTTCTTTAAATTTTTCAATTGAGTCGCAGACTAAGGCCTCGACACCTATCTCTTTTAGTTCTTTGATCCGATACTCTTGCAGTGGCCGGGCCTTACCTCCCTCTCTCTTGACCTCAACAAAGACAGTTCTCCCTGCCCGATACATGTACAGATCGGGGATCCCTGGTTTATTAGTGCTCAAAAGTTTTAGGACGTACCACCCGTTTTCCTCAGCAAGCTTGATCATCTTTGATTGAAGCTTCGATTCCAACATGGGGTTGCAAATATAGTGTCTTTACTTCAAAAACTCACGCTTAAAATGTGAAATTGTAAAGTTTTTCTTGCCCTGCACCACCTTGTAAATCTTCTCCTCGATGCCACCCTCTGCAAAGATCCAGTACACGTTGTTCTCTAGCCGGTCCATCGTTGTTAGGCGATCCCTACTCTGCCAGTATGACGTGGCCGAGAAGTCAATGTTGTAGTAGACCAAGTAGTCGGCCTCCTTCAAAGAAATACCCTCACGACCGGTAACAATTTGTATGGCAAAGTTGTTACACTCATTTGCATGAAATTTTCCTAAATCGGTGGTCATATCTTCTTGAAAGACAGAGAGTAAGCATTTTAGCTCTTCTTGGAATTTGTAGAATACCGCTATGCGTTTTCCTGCAAAGCGCTCCCTGATAAACTCTGCCTTGGTCTTGTCTAGAACGACTGCCTTTCCTGACTCTAGGATGACAGTACCGCTGTATATCTGGTGCAGTTTCTGCATCAGCTTGACCGGTGTGTCAGCTAGTATCACGTCATCCTTTCCCTCGAACAATAGGTCCTTCTTCAACCGATCGGCGATCTTGTATATCGTGTCAGACATGGTAACCTTTAGTATGTGCTCGTTTACCTTTGAGCTGAACCCAGCCTCCGACTGTGTGTAGCTTATCATGTACGGGTCAACTGCAGGCATAATGCTCTCCTTGATACCATTTGAGTAATCGTGTACACGGAATCCATTGATCATACGCTCCCAGATCTTTACGTAGCTGTGTGCCCACTTGTAAAAGGTAGGCTCATAGAACGGAGACCTGCCCCCAAGGACCCACATCTGATGGTACAGCTGTGAGTATGACTCCGGTGACGGGGTTCCAGACAAGAAGATTACGTATGGGTTGTGCTTGAAGACCAGATCCCGGGCCTCTTTGGCCCTATTAGATGGCTTCGGAAACGCTCCCATGCTATGAGCCTCGTCAAATACAACTGCATCTATCTTACCCATGTCGACCTTGTGCAGGCTCTCGTAGTTGATAAACTCGCACCTGTAAGGCGGGGCCAGATCCTTGTAGTCCTTACGGATACCTTCGATGGCCTTCTTCTTGGTGACAAATAATACTGTGGATATGTCACCGACGCAGTCAAGGGCAGACAAGGCCGTCAATGTCTTGCCTGTTCTCACTTGCATGGAAAGATATGCAAAACGAGGGGTACCCCTCAATAATTTGCAAGTTTTTTCCACTATAACCTGCTGGTATGGTCTTAATGTGATTTTATTTTCCATTAGAATTCAAATTCAGATTGCTCCGGGTCCTTCTTGACAAACTTGATCCATCGTCCAGAACCATCACGGCCCTGCTCCGGCGTCTCAGATGTGTAGAATACCCCGAAAGACTCGAGCCACTTGTAGAACTTGTTCAAAGACATCGATGTCTTTCCTCTCTGACCAAAGTCAGGGTTGTCCAGCACGAAGTCCTTGTACACGTCCTCCTTGTATATCTTGGAGTTTGTTCTGAGGTACCTGTTCTCATTGTCTGTCATCCATTCCCAGAAGCTGTGGTCTGTCTCAGCGATAAACTTACGTGTCTTAAGGTTCTTAAAGTCAGACTTGATAAATCCAAAGCACAGGTAGTTCTTCAAGTTGTTGACCATGTAGTTGTCAAACTTGCACCAGTCGTCGTCGCTCCAGTCCTCGAAAAGCAAACGCCCAAACTCAACGTGAGGCGTGAAGTCTTTATTGTAGTACTGCTTGAACTCCAGCTCCCACTTGCGTCTCTCGAAAGAGTTTCCCTTTCCCTTGATGGCATAGTTGGTTGTGATAACAACCTTCGGTGACTTGTGGAACGGGATCTTGATGGCATCCTTGTTCTTCTTCTCAAGAGTAATACCCTCAGTAACAATAGAGAATAACCTCTCAAAGTCGAAGTTGCGCCTCACGTCATCGAACACGATGATCTGAGTGTCTGTTGACACGGTCTGGTAAGCGAAGCTCCTCTCGAAGTTAAAGCTCTTTCCATCAATCACCGCTGACTTCTTCATCCTAGAGATCCCGTTCATGAATAGCCCCTTACCGGTTCCACCCTCTGGGTTGTCTGTGATGACCTCGTCATTGATGATGACAGCAGGGCAGTAACCATGGTTCTTGTAGCTGTGAAGCAAGAAACCAATAGTACTCTCTACAGACCTGACCCGGTCCTTCTCTCCTCCAGATATGTTGGATATAAACGCCTTAAAATCGCAGTCATGCGAATCACAGATCTCGAAGTCCCTATCGATCACGTGGTCCTTCCAAACGTATCCTCCTAGGTCCACGTAGTCGATCATCACGATGTCAGTGCACGTAGCCTTGACAGCGCAGTTCTTGTAGTACAGATAGGCATTGTCCTTATCGTCCTCTACAAAGTACACGTCCACCGGAGAGAGAAGTGAAAGGAAGTCCTCCTTGAAGTACCTAGTCTTGTCTGCAAAGTGATTGTAGATAGACAGGTCCTCCATCTTGAAGAGATACTCTAGAACAAAGTCCTTGATTTCATCTTCAGATGCATTAGAAATAAGGTTATTCGTAACCTTAACAAAAATATAGTTTTTTGTGCCCTCCGGCGAATATTTAAAGTAACCATTGTCTTCTAGAAATTCTTTTAATAAATAATGTACAACACTGACCGCACCCTTCGATGACTTGGTCCAAAACTCTTTGCTTGATGAGTCCTCCTCTATCTTTACCATTACGGCGTCAGACACACCGTCAGTCAGCCCGGAATCTCTAAGCTGTTGACGGATCTCCTTTTTTGGCACGCCCTTCTTGATCTGCCTTCTCACGCTGTCGATCGCGTCCCGGTCCTCGAAGAACTTGGTATTGAAGTTCTGCTCCTTGCGGTAAGCGCTGTCGATCGTGGTCTTGATCTCCGACAACGGAAAGTCATCGTGTGCAAACTCTCCAAGCACGTAGCTCGCTAGCTCCTTATTGACACCAAAGTCATTGAATGCAGATGCTAGTATGTAGACGTTAGCGTTCCTCTCTCCGACCACGATCCCGTACTGGCGCTCCCACCAAAGGCGTAGCCTGCGTACAATTTCATTTTGGTCGGTCAGCGTGATAGTGCGCTCATTATCAGGCCTCTTGATCTGATCGAACTCTTCCTCGCATACCTTGTCCCAGTCCTTAGACTCTGGGTTATGGAATATCAATGGATCGTAAGACTCGTAGCATACACGTGATATGTTCTTCGATGTCTTGTCGAACTGCTCGCAGTTGTAGTACTTCTCAAGAGCCTTGAAGTGGGCCTTGTGCTTGTCCTCGTCTGCCGGTATCTTTACCAGAACCTTAAGACCATCGCCCGACGGAGATATGAACACCGACAGGGTGTACTTGTCCCTTGTGAACTCCTCCTTCTTGGCCAGCATGTCAGCCTTCTTGGAAAAGCCATCGAAGTCTAAGCAGATAAGTCCAGAGTGGTTAAGCAGTGCAGAGTCCTCTCTGCGTGTGAACTCACCAGAGAAGCAGATAGCCGGTAGCTCCTTTTTTATCTGGTTTCGTTTCTCTTTGTCCTTCTCCTCCCTGATCCTCTTGACGATGTCCTTCGACTTCCCCTCCCTGATCCGGTGAATGATGTAATCGACCGACCTGTAGAATGGGGCGGACGTGTCCTTGATACTCTTGAATATTGTTATGTTTCCCATTTGATTTTATTTATATGCAGAACCATTTATGATGTCCTGTAGTACGTCCATTATGCACTGCTGGGTCTCGCCCCAGTACATGTCGCACTTGCCGTCATCCTTGATCGGTGACTCGGTGAAGTAAGACTGGTACTCATCCGCTGGGTCCGTGAACCTGTGGCAGGTATCCTTCATGGGGCAGCCCTCTCCCTTGCATTTAGTTATATCGCTCATAGGTTTTTGATTTCTTCTTTTACTTGTTGCCAATAATTCAATCGTTCATTTGGTACTTCAAACTCATGCCAATCAATTGCATCGATTATCTCATCAACGCAAACCATCGCACAATCTCTCGTTGTTAATGCGTGATTGAAACTCTCCTTTAGCTGTAACGCTCTTTCGTATGGTGTCATAGGTTATCGATCTCTTGTCTTACTCTATGAAGGTACTCGTACATCTCGTCGGCTTGCTTTCCCGTGAACGTGAATGCCACACCGAGCATGCTCTGAATTTCTTTGGTTGCGAACAGCTTTGCAGTCGGCCACTCGACCCGTGAGTCGTCGCTAATTTTAAAGCTCGTGTTCTTCATGTAATACTCGACCATTTCCTTGGCCTTAATTTTTGCTTCTATCATATATTTAATTGCTTCTTGTATTGTGTCAAACTCTCCGACCCTCTCTTGGTCCACGTAAACTCTTATTCTCCTCTTGTCATTTACAACCGCTCGCACGATTTGAGTGCTCAAAGGTATGTTCTTTGTGTCGATTTTTTGCATTTTGTGTCGATTTTTTGGGGTTTGTGTCGACTTAGTGTCGATTTAAAAAGAAACCGACACAACCAAACTAATTGAATTTCTTCTAGTTAGCTATTTTGTGTCGATTTTTACTATACTTATTAGTAATTTAAAAAAAATATATATAGAATACAATTTTATATATATAGAGTAGGGGACCTAAAAACCGACACAACGACACATGGGGCAGTCCCACGTGCCTGTGCCTTGGTTTCTTAGAACGGTAACTCTTCGGATGGCGTAGATGCCTTCTTGGGCTCATTAGAGGACTTCTCAGCCACTTTAATGCTTCCGTCTGTCCAAACTACCTTTCCGCCTCCGATGTAGGCCTTAGAGGCCTTCGCTTCGCGTTCCTCTTTTGTCTGCGACTCGTAGATGGAAGCGTTCTTGCCCCACTGGTTCGTTGCATCGTCTACAGAGATGGTTACGTCAAGGTACTTGCCGTCCTTGATTTTGCTTTTCGTGATCTTGGTCACGTCGATTGATAAACTGATTAGTGTACTCATAGTGTTTCTTTTGTGTAATACTGTGTGATGTCCTCCGTTTTATTTGGCCCGAAGAACTTGCGCCATACCTCTACTGCCCTTTGCACTTTCTCTTTCCCTCTGTCTAAGAACTCATCCGAGCAGTCGAATAGTCCTGTCTTGTTGGTTCCCTTCTCTACAGCGATAAAGATGACCGGCTTCCCGAAGATCTGGTTGTAGATGTAGGCCTGTGAGTCGTAGTTGTACTTCCTTGCAGAGTACTTGAACTCCTCGATGTTTGATGTGGTCTTGAGATCGATGACAAACTCAGATGATATGATGTCTGCCTTTCCCTTCCATACCTCCCCCATGATGTTCGATAGTCCGGGCTGCTCATACATGTTCCCGTCCTCGTATATCATGTCAAAGAAGTCCATCCGGCCCTTGACCGACTCGACCATCGAGTCCAGCTCCTCTACCTCCTTAGACAGGAGGATGATGTCGGTGCTCATGGCCTCGCACATCTCTCTGTACTTGTTGGTATTACGAGACGACACGTCGCAGATCAGGAACTCTACCATTCTCTGTGGCTCTAGAAGAGCGGTGTGGAAGTAAGAGCCCTGTACCATTGGTACCGTCTTCTCCTTGTCCTTGCCGTAAGACGATGGGTCCCTAAGTAAGGACCCGATGTCTGAGTTGGACAAGAACTTCTTTCCGAATTCTCCGTAGTAGTCAGCGTCATTGCCAAGCCTGTTTAAGGTTTCTTGACTCACGATGCGACCTCCTTGTTGACCTCTGTTCTGATCACGTCAGTCACGTTGTACTTCTTAGACAACTGCTCAAGGATAAACTTCGACCCCTTCTTCTTGTTGGCGTTGACATAGTTCATAACCTTGACCCAGTTCTCGTCTCCGATCTCTAACTCGATCGTGATACCATCTGTACTTGGCGTAGCCTTGGCGGCCTTCTCCTCGTCTGGCATGTCCTCTCCGGCGTAGACGTAAAGTCCTAGTCCGTGAAGTCCGATCGCCTTGGTCGTAGACCTCTGGATCGCCTTGTTCACGTCAAATGATGTGACCCTCTCAATTGGAAGCGAAGCGTTCTTGGCATCCATGATCGGTAGGTAGTCGATGTGCTCCTGCCCGTCGATGGTGATACCAACCTTTACCCAAGCGGTCTTTCCGTCTGTGTGGTAGTTGTTACCGGTCTCCGACTCGTACACCTTGCGTGTCATGTCTGGGCAGATCTTCATTGTCTCTTGCCATGCGTAGGCCCATGAAAGGTAACTTTGATTGCCCTTCTTTTCCGTCATCTTGTTGACGTTGATTGCATTTAATTCTTTAAACTTGCTCATATTTTTCTATTAATTTATTTAAGTACCATTGGGCCTTCTTGAGGTCCTCTATTTTGTTCTTGTCCTCATAGCGCCACATATATTTAATTATGTTGCCCTTGAGGTATCCACAGAACTGATCTTTACTCATCGAGGCCTCGATGGCTGCGATGCATTCAATGCCAGACTGGTTGTAGTGTGCCGGCTTTTCTACGTTGTCAAAACTCATATACAAATTTAACCATTAATCCTCTGATTTCCAAGGATTTTCTGAGAATTTTAGGCCCCAGTTCAGTGAAATCATTGCCATCTCTCGCTCGGCTGTGCGGGCATAAAGCCTCATGTACTTCATCAGATACTTCTTGCCCCATGCAGTCCACTCCGTGTTCTGTTCGTAGGTCATTGTCCAGTCTAGAAACCATTCGTCCTTCCTGTCCTTTACGTCGTTGAATGTCACATTGTGACCGGCAATCTCGAACATCTTGTTGATCAGTGTCTCTAATGCGATCTGCCATTTCTCTTGTCTACTCGCCATACTCTTGGATCCTTTCTATTAATTGGTTCATCTTTATGTTTACAAATGCTATTATCTCCTCGCATAGTATTAGTGGTAGGCTCATCGCCCCAAGGCAAATAACCATTATGATTACAAATGCTTTTCTCATTTCATCTCCTTTAACTTGTTTACGTAACTCGGGTCGCTTGCGTAAGACCCGTCTATGTTCTTCAAGTAACGGCCCTGTATGTGAGCGTAGCACTTGACGTTGTCCTTGTAGCTGTTGTACTTGGCGTATACCCCGTACTGGCCAGCCACGTGCTGACACCTGTGGAACACAATCCCGAATAGGTTTTTGGCCTCACGCCCAACCTTGGACTTGCCTAGGCCGGACTCGATCGTTGCCTGTGCCACTGCTACGTTTGGTAGTACAACACCACTAGCAACCAACTCAGCGGTCAGCCCGCTATCGGTCAGTGCCATGTCATTGCTCTCTTCGTTCACTATCACGGAATGGTAGACGTGTCGTATCCTTTCCGGTAGGTTTGATACGTACAGCAGGCCTAGGCCCATCCCCACGTTCAGTAGAACGCTTGCAAGCATGACCCTCTTCCAGTCGTACTTGTAGCATGTGGTCATGTCGTCGTTAATTACTAGTCTCCTTTTCATACTTATGGTTAAAATACTCGATACCAGATACGATCCAAGGCTCGTACAGCCCGTCATCACACGATTCAACAATGCATTTCTTCTCATCTGCAAGGGATAGCAATAACTGTTCCTTAAGGTTGATCGCCTCCTGCAGTGCTCCCATGTGGAAGCTAGAGTCTGTGCTAAGAGTCTGTGCCTGTGAGTGGAACGATATCCTGTTCTCCACCTGCTGTATTAATTTTTGAATAGGGGTTTTCATATGTCTTCTTTAATATGTTAGTTCTTTGTTCTTGGTACTTCGTCGGGTCTTGGCCGGACGTCAGCCTGTTGTTGATGATCCTGTTCAGTGCATCGATCTGGTACTTGTAACTCTCCAGTTCCACGTACTTCGTTCCCATGTGCCATCCATCTGCCTCAAACACTGCGTACTCTGATGGCTTTAACTTCTTGTAGAAGTCTCCGCCCAGCCTAGTGTTCTTGATAATGATTGTGCCGTCCTTAAATCTCTCGATCTTGCATCCGTTCTGGATGGTGAAGAGTGAGTCGTTGCCGATGAAGAAGGAATTGTCCTTGTCACTCAGCGCTTGCTTCCAAATATCTTGTAGTGTCATTGATTAGTTTGTTTTCTCTTTTATAAAATAATGGGTTAGTGATCCAACTTTCTGCAACGTTTAGTCCGTGTATCACAGTAGAGTGATCTCTACCACCTAGTATTCTGCCGATCTCTTTTAAGTTTAACTTCATGTCGTATCTAGTTAGGTGCATGAATAAGAACCTCGCAGCAACATACTCTTCTTTTCTATTTGCTGTATTAAACTCATCGAAGTGCATGCCCGTTACATGTTCCACTGCCTCTACGATACGAATGATTGAATTGATGTCGTCGTTAGATAGGTGCTTTAAGTCAAGTGTCTTACGCTTTGGCTTGCAAATCTCCTTGATGATCTTTTCTACCTCTGATCCTGCAAAGGTTCCATACCGGTGCTCGTTAAAGTATTTAATTAGTTCTTTCTCCATGTCTTTAAGTTGTCGTGAAATTCATTGAACCCTTCAATTGGGCGGTCATACTCAAACTGGTATGGGGTGGCCTCTGCCACCTCCTCCTGCTTGCTAAGTAGTGTCTTGATTAGATTAATTAATTTGCTCATATTGTGTTTGATATTATTGGGTGTTGGTAAAATTGTTTACCGCATTTTATACAATTTGGTGAAGTTGTTGCAGAATGTCGGTCTGCTACAAATTGAGTACATAAAAACGCTGTAGATGTTGTTCCTGTTGCAAAATTGTTGATGCTATTTTCTTTGATTTCTATTTTGTTCTTTATTGTATCAGCCATATAGTCCAATGCTCGTTTGTAACCTTCACTATACCCTTCAGCGTATTGACTTGCATCTGAAGTGGATTGTTTGGCACATTCATTAATCAAAGCAAATTCAAACCCATCACGATACGATTGATCTATCTCCTCCTTGTGCATTGCTTTTACTTCTGCAACATCTACGTCTGAAAGATAACCTCTGTTTTTTAATAGGTAAATAAACAAATCAATGCTATTCTTTTTCATATTAGGTCTGTCTTAGTGAGTGTGTATTCTACGGACTGGTGATCGCTTCTCCAAGTGTATGTATCTGTGTGGATCATTGCGAACTTACCCTCTTCCCCGTGGTAAATATCAAGCGTGTATGACAGGTCTGCCTGTGAAGGCTCTGAGTCGAAGGCGCAGACAATTCCGTCTGCGTTCGATAGTACCCATGCGTGTCTTTTTGACTGTCTCATCGTGCCCTGTAGTATTTAACTGTGAGATAAGTGAACCGAACGAATCCAATGCCACCGAGGACACCGAGGATTAATACGATTGACATTGGTGAGTAGATCGCCCATGCTACAAAGAAAAGGCCGATGATTACAATTAGTGCTGTGATTAGTGCGTTGAGCATTGTTCTATTTTTATTGTGTCCCCTACATTTTTCTCTTCCAACATCATCAGGCTGTAGGTCTTACCCGTGGTGTCCTTGCATGCGTACCGATACCCACCGCTGGGGTGTGGCATTGACGCTAAAATGATTAGTACTATCGTTGTGATGCTCTCCATATAATTCTGCTTAAGTATTTCTGTCCTACTACAAGGCCACACGCAGAGCGTATGAGCCAGTAATGTGTGCACTGATATCGTGTTACCTCCTCGTCCTTCTTCTTGTCCCATGCGATGAGCCTCTCTCCAAGCCATGTGTACACGTATCGTTTCTTTAATTTCTTCAACAAGCGTGTCTTCATTTCTCTGCTATGTTTAAGGTGATATCCTTCCCGTCTACTAGTAGAACCAAGTACATGTTGTCCCATGCCAGCATCTCGGAGTTGGCCATGATGTACCTTGCCGTGTCCTCTCTCAGTTTGTCTTTAGTGGTGTGTTTGGTTGTCCCCACTACCCAGTTGTACTCGTTTGGCATCGGCATAACCTGTCCGAAACAGAAGTCATATGCAAATCCATCCTCAGACAAGTTGTCGATTAGTTTTACAATGTTCCCCTTCTTGGGCTTGCATGTATGACAGATAACGACCTTGTGGGTGCTGTCTATCGGGTCTGAGATGGCATGTCCGTCACCACATGCACATGTGTGCAGTGTTAGGATGTCTGACTGGTTGCCGTGGATTTGCTCTAGTAGGCTTCGAGCCTCTGCTGAGTTGGTTGCGTAGTATATCATTCTTTACAAATTGCTAGTTCAATTTCAGAGATGAACTCGGAGAAGTATCCGTGCTCAAATAAAAAGTCCTCAAGTTCGTCCGAGTTGCCAACACTGATAGATATCAGTGGAAAGCCCTTGGAGTCCTTGCCCTTAGATTTAACGCTGAAGCATTCAGCGTAGGCCATGATGCATAGCTCTTCCACTATCACGATTGATGGGAAGTTTTCGATTAGTTTATCCTTGAATTCCATATTTCTTTTTAATTAAAGAGCGACCCAGCAATCGCTCTTACAAATCAACAATATCATAACATTTCACAACCTTTCGTTGAGGGCTAGTACTGGCTAGCCTTTGTGGTCGGGATAAGATGTGATCCTATGCCCGACCATTAATAGCGACCCATCAATCACTATTAGCATGAATCTAAAAAAAATGGCTTCGCTCAAAAATCAGCTTTATCATTTTCACGGCCTATAATATCCGTGGGGATAGTGATGGCTAACCTTTGTGCACGGGATGGGCTTCGAACCCTGTTCATATCCCGTGCTGTTCACCGCATCACCTTGGCTGTTCCATACCAATTGAATCACTGAGGCTCAGTGAAGTGTGCGTACATAGTGGTCAGTCATTCGACTGCCAAATTACTTTTCCAATATGTCAAAGAACGTGGTACCCCAAGTCGATCCGCCTTGGCTTAGGCTGTGGGACTCACAGCGGTGTTGTACTAGTAGGGCGATTAAGCCCTGTCTAGTATTGATTGGTTTACTGCCTCAATCAGTTCGGCCTTGTCCTTGCTCCTCATTATCTCTAGCAACTCTGGGCATAGTTCGTCAGCACTCTCCCAACAACCCTCTGATGCATCATAAGTCATGCTCTCCATGGCGTGCTCTCTGTTGTCAAGGTAACGGAAAGCATAGAACGATGTTGACTCGTCACGTGTTATCTCTCCGTTCTTGCAGTCATACCAACCCCCGAAGTCATCTCCGCCCTCCTCGTATGTAGACTCGATGGTAAAACCATACACACCAGACAAGCGTAGCAAGAACTCGCTGATGGGTGTCCATGCAGAGCATCCACATAGCGTTACCTTGTTTGGTAAAGTCCTTTCCCATGATGGTTCGAACCATCGTGAGCCGAATGTTTCGTACACGTCACCATCAACTGGCTCTTGACCTAGTACTTGGTAGAACGCGTTTTTGTTTAACGATGATGATATCTTGGTCGCCTTGTTCAAGGCCTTCTCGAACTTGTCAAGCATCTGCTTGGTTCCTTCGATTGATGCGGAGTTATAACAATTATTGGCCATGTCTTAGAATTCTTAAGAAGTCTTCTGATGGGATGTACGCGACTGCTGAGCACCCAATTAAATTGTCTAGGACTGCCTTTGGCTTAGCAGAGGGAGAGAAGAATACAAGGTCTCCCCTTCCTTTCTCAAAGATAATCTCGTAGCACACCGCAAAGTCTCTGCCTACCTCGTAGACTTTCACCAGTTCCGCTCCGCATAGTGCGTGAACGATTTGGCTGTCTAGTGGGGTCTCGATGCCGTATCTTACACTATCATCG